CAAGCATAGTTATTACTTAATACATTAAACTCTCTGAGAGTTACCCATTCATCATTTACTTTCTCTTGAACATAATAATTTTCATAATCAAATGTTCTACGGTAATTTCCATATACTTCATTCATTTTTTTACCCAAACAACATTTGTTGTTACTTTACCTTTAATATCTACAAGTTTATTCATATTCCAAAACCCACGTTTTGCATTAGGTTTGCTTACATAATATGAATACTTACCAATGTGAATACCATAGAAACATTCACCATTAGTTATTTCATAACGGTTCTTATATTTACGTACACGTTTAATTACTTCAAAACCCATCAGCTTATACTTAATCATATTACTCTCCAATTAAATATTAAAATTACCTGTTGATTTAAAATAAGAACGTGATCTAAGATTCATTAAACCACGAAACGACTTTAAATCAATTGATAAATCTTCTACTGCTAATTTACAAATACCTTCTAACATATCATGAAATAACTTCGGATCTGTTTTATAATGGTCTTTATAAATCCTCATTACAGCATTACGATACATTTTATTTTCTACTTTAACATTTAAACTATAACGATTTAATTTTCCGTACATAACTTATTCTCCAAATGCATATTTATCATCAATTGAATCCATATAATCCGTTAACATTACTTGATAAGCAATCGGATCAGTTTCATATAATACCTTTGAAGCATTATATTTCATTCCAAATATTTCTATTTCTTCATGAGTTTCATCAATATAATCGTTGAATTGTTCATAATCTGAGTAAGCCATTAACATAATATAATCTCCTTAGTGCATCGTATAATAAACTTTATTTACTGAATCAGGATTAGTAGTATCTAATTTAAAACCCATAGATTCTAGGTTATTAGTTAGAAACTCTTCATCAATAAATGTTTCCAAATCAAATTCAACAGTATTAGCATTATCTAAATACTCTTGAATATTTAATTCAAAGCCAAGCAAAGTATTTGAAGTTAATTCATAAACTTTGTTTTCTTTTGGCATAATATAATAAATGTTATATTCCATATTTTAAAACTCCTGTTGTCCCTTTGTCCCTGTATTATACTGAGGCCTTGTCAAGACCTACAGATGAATGTTTCTATTGGGGTATCAAATGATTCTATATCCTTCTGATTCTCCCCTTGCAAATCAATAGCTTACGACTGCATAGAATATTCTTGGGATGCCTATAGAAANATTCTATGGCCGCTTTCGTGTATCCCTGTGAGATACTTTGAAAAGTCCTTTAGAATCAATAACTTAGGAGCGTCTCGCGTTATTTCCAGAGTTGGCACGGTTCTTGACACGGGAAAAAGTCCTTTAAAATCAACAACTTAGGCGCGTTACTTGAGACCCCCCGGGGGACCCTTACGTAAGTCATTGATTTTGTATTTATAGTCCCTAGCACATGAGGGGTGAATTTTGGAAACGTTCCAAAACGGAAGAATAGACAAACAAATAAATCCATGATAAACTATAGATCTAATCAATGGTTAATCCAAAAGGACCCATACTATGTCTGAACAGGAAAAGCGTCCCCAGTTATTCAAGAAAGGCACCAGTGGTAATCCCGCTGGTCGTCCCAAGGGTGCTCTCAATAAATATACAGAACTCTCCCGAGAACTCCTATCCGAGAATGGAATGATGATCGTACAGAAGGTCATTGATAAAGCTATGGATGGTGACGTAGCTTGCCTAAAGATGTGTATGGATCGTATTGTACCGGCCCATAAAGCCATTGAGGTTAAGCACGAGAATCAGGATATGGCCATTAATATTGTGGTAGAATCAATTACTAATGCTGCAACGAAGGCAATAACCCAACAAGTTGGGATTGTAGATGCAGAGGTTGTAGAATCAGAGGATGGGGATTTTTAAAATGCCAATTGTAAAGTGTAAATTACCGAACGGTAAAGTTGGATACAAGTGGGGTAAGTCCGGTAAGTGCTATGCTTCCAAGGAGAAGGCTGCCAAACAAGGAGCAGCTATTCGTATCCGGGAAGGAAAGCAGTAATAAATAATGCCTGAGATTAAAGTAGAACTCCATCCAGCACAGATGGAAATCTTCAAGTCCACTGCCCGATTCAAGGTAGTGGCTGCAGGGAGACGTTTCGGTAAGTCCAGACTAGCGGCATGGGTACTGCTCATGGAAGGATTGAAGTCCAAGGACAAGGATGTATTCTACGTAGCACCAACCTTTCAGCAGGCCAAGGATATTATGTGGGGAACCCTCAAGGAATTGGGGGAGGGACTCATTAAATCCACACATGAAAATACTGCCACTATTACATTAATCAATGACCGTAAGATCTATTTAAAGGGATCGGACAGACCGGATACTCTCCGTGGTGTGGGGTTGAGATATGTAGTATTGGATGAGTATGCATCCATGAAACCCTCTGTATGGGAGTTAATCCTCCGTCCTACATTGGCGGATGTTAAGGGTTCTGCCCTATTCATTGGTACTCCCGATGGTAAGAACCACTTCTATGACCTATGGCTACAGGCAGGGAAAGAGGATTATCCCGAGTGGGAACAATTCAGTTTTAACAGTACAGACAATCCCCTACTTGATCCAGAGGAAATTGAAGCTGCTAGACAGTCCATGTCCAGTCAAGCCTTCCGTCAAGAGTTCGAGGCATCCTTTGAATCCTTCAATGGTGGTATCTTCAAGGAAGAATGGTTCCAAGTAAATGAGGAAGAACCGGACGAGGGAAGGTATGTAATTGCTGTAGACCCTGCAGGGTTTGAGGGAATTAACAAAGAACGTGGGGTCAAGGGTAGTAAGCTGGATGAAACAGCCATTGCACTTGTAAAGGTCTATGAAGATAAGTGGTGGGTCAAGGAGATTCAGCATGGAAGGTGGACAGTTAAAGAAGCAGCAGAGAGAATTCTTGATACAGCAATTGATCACGAGGTTACAAATGTTGGTATTGAAGCGGGTAGCCTCAAGAACGCACTTATGCCATACCTTACGGACCTAATGCGTACACGTGGTAGGTGGGTAGTTATTAATGACGTAACCCACGGTGGTCGTAAGAAGACTGAACGTATTACATGGGCCTTACAAGGAAGGCTGGAACATGGTAAAATACAGTTTAATTATGGCTTTTGGAATCGTGACTTCATTAATCAAATGATGGATTTTCCAAATAGCCGTTCACATGACGATCTCTTGGATGCACTGGCCTACATTGATCAGGTATCCACTGCAGATTTCATTAATGACATTGAAATAGATGACTGGGAGCCACTAGATGCCTACGCAGGATACTGATTTTACTACCTATAATGCCCTAGCAACATGGGTAATGGACCGTGTAGAACAGTGGAGAACCCACCGGGACACTAATTATCAGGAAAAATGGGAAGAATATTACCGTCTGTGGAGAGGAGTGTATGATCCCGGTGATAAAACCCGTGATTCAGAGAACTCAAAGTTAATTTCCCCTGCACTTCAGCAAGCAATTGAAGCCACTGTAGCAGAATTGGAGGAAGCAACCTTCGGATCTGACCAGTGGTTCGACATCCGTGATGACTTCCTAGACAACACACCGGGTGATGTTAGTTATTTACGTAAAATCCTGAAGGAAGACCTAGAAAAAGAGGGTGTCAAGGAAGCAATTGCAGAGATTTTCCTTAACGGTGCCATCTACGGTACTGGTGTTGGTAAGATTCTGGTGGAGGAGAAGAGTGAATTCTACCCAGTAGAAGTACCAGTTGAAGGAACACTGACTACACAGCGTATGGTACAGGAAGTTCCCTACATTTGTGTAAAAATTGAACCAGTTTCCCCGGATGAATTCCTAATTGACCCCGTAGCTACCTGCATTAATGAAGCATTGGGTGTTGCAGTAGAAACAATTAAGCCACGATACAGTATTGTTAAAGGAATTAAAGATGGAATCTATGATGATGTTCCTCTTGGCGGGCATACTGACATTGATTCTGATTATGACTTTGAATCAGGAGTAGAAGAAGAGGATGATCAAGTAAAGATCACGGAATACTGGGGCCTGATTCCTAAGAAGTTCATGAATAAGAAGGAATCTTTCAGTGAGTTTGACTATGAGGACGATGATCTAGTTGAGGCTGTAGTAACAATTGCAAATGACAGCCAGATCCTGCGTGTGGTAGAGAATCCTTTCATGATGAAGGACCGTCCTTTCATTTATTACCAGCATGACAGGGTACCGGGTAAGTTCTGGGGACGTGGCGTGGCTGAGAAAGGCTACAATATGCAGAAGGCACTGGATGCAGAACTCCGTAGTCGTATTGATGCACTGGCATTGACCACTCACCCAATGATGGGCATTGATGCTACCCGTATTCCACGTGGTGCGAAGCTGGAAGTACGTCCCGGTAAGACCATTCTAACCAATGGGGACCCCGCAACGGTACTACGTCCAATGAACTTTGGACAGTTACAGGCACATACCTTCCAAGAATCAGCAGAACTTGAAAGAATGCTGTCAATGGCAACCGGTGCCTTTGATACTGCCACGTCTACTGCAGCACAGCCGCGTAATGGTACGGCCAGTGGCATGTCCATGATTCAGGCTGCAAGTATTAAGCGTCAGAAACGTACGCTCATGAACTTCCAGAATAACTTCCTCATCCCAATGCTAAAGAAAGTTATTAACCGTAAGATTCAGTTTGATCCAATGCGTTACCCACTCATGGATTACAAGTTTATTCCGTATAGCACCATGGGTATTATGGCCAAGGAACTGGAAATGACTCAAATGATCCAGCTCCTGTCCGTAATTTCCCCAGAAAGCCCTGCACATAAGGCGTTGGTAATGGGTGTACTGGAGTCAAGTAGTGTACAGAACCGTGATGAACTACTGCAAATGCTCATGCAACCACCTGATCCACAGGCACAGCAGATGCAGATGATGGCAATGCAGTTACAAATGCAGCAGGCACAAGCAGATGTACAGGAAACTCAGGCCAAGGCTCAGAAGCTAATGGCCGAGGCTGCAGAGAAGATGCCTTCGGATATGAAAGCACAGGAAAAACTCCTTGATATGCAGAAGAAAATGATGGATATGCAGAAACAAGCAGCCGATATTGAAAACATTAAGTCAGAAACAATTCGTAATATTCCAGAGATTGAACATCTCAAGAGTGAAACGATATTGAATCTTGCTAATGCCCGTAAGGGTGGTGTATAATATATGGGTAAATCTGATAATGATTTCTTTAACGATAGATTAAAACTATTTGAACAGGAAGGCTGGTCAGACCTAGTTGGTGAACTAGAAACTCTGTCCTTAAACCTAAACGATGTTCGGTCTATCGAAAACGAAAAGGACCTTTACTTTGTGAAGGGCCAGTT